GCAGAGGAGGAGAAGGAAGCCAAGAAGGCGACGCGCGCCTCCAGGATCGCGGAGGCCGAGAAGGCGTAGATGCCCGTCTGCTCGGCGACTCCCAGGGGCTTCGCGGACACGCATCTCCCCTGGTACCCGCCGATCCAGAACAACCCCTGTGGAGTTCCCGCTCTCGCAACGGTGGGCGGGAACTCCGTTGCGGCCGAGAACCTATGCCTCGCACACTGGGCGGCGAAGCACGGCCTCAAGGATCTGGTCGCGCCGCTGACCTTTCAGCCTGCTGCTGCGCTGGTCACGACGGTCGCTCCCAGCGGAGGCGGAATCGCCGGAGGAACGGTCGTCACGATCACGGGTTCGTATCTCACCGGGGCGACCGGGGTGACGTTCGGCGGTGTGGCCGGGACGGCGTTCGTCGTCAACTCGGACAGCTCGATCACCGTGACGGCTCCGGCTCATGCCGCCGGAGCTGTGGATGTCGTGGTGCTCTCGCCGAACGGCAACGGCACCAAGACGGGCGCGTTCACCTACAGCTAAGGGCGACAGCTCCACGGCCCCCAGGTGCGACCCGAGTCGCGGAAGTAGTGATAGGCCGCTCGCGATTCGGCCCATGCATTCCAGGCGTGGCCGTAACGGGAGCGAGCGTATGACCCCATCTGGAACAGCCCCCAGTACTGGCCGTTCCGTGACCAGATCGAGAGCCGCGATTCGCAGTAGGCGACTCTGACCGCCTGCGCTCCATAGGGGCCAAAGACCTTGCGAATGACGCTCGCGTTGTAGGACGAAGAGTCTTGCGAGCCTGCGGTTGCCGAAGTTGCGAACAGCGAAAGCGCAACTATCATGCCGACGAGTACGCGCACGGATCAGCCCTCCTGTGCGGACTTGCAGCGGGGGAACCGAAGGCATCTTGACGCTCATCACGGGTGCCAGAGGCAACCCCGCTGCTGCGTATGGGATGTGAACGGCATACCCTACAAGAGATGTCCGTCGTTGCCGATCCCTCAATCGAGCGTTTGCTCGGGGAGCGGCTCGCAAAGCTCGAATCAGAGGTAGAAGCAGCCTCCGGGCATCCGGGCGAATGGCTGCGGCACACGAAGGCCGTCGATCCGAAGACCGGCGAGGAGTTCTACTTCCACTTCGACCAGGGCTGGGAGTGGCAGCGCGACGAGCTGAACTCGTACCTCGGCAACCAGATGGTGCTCAGGCTGAAGGCGCGCCAGCTCGGGGTGAGCTGGCTCGGGATCGGCTACTGCGAGTGGAAATGCCTGACCCAGCCGGGCACGCGCGCGCTCTGCGTCTCCACCAACGAGACGGAATCGGTGAAGCTCGTCGGTCGAGCCTGGGATCTGTGGGAGAACTCGCCCGAGCACCTGCGCTTCGAGGCCAAGATCGTCAAGCCCGAGCGCGGCAGGCCGTCATCGAAGATCGAGTGGGAGTTCCCGGACGGACGCATCTCCTCGCTCATCGCCATGCCCTCGACGCCGCGAGCTGGGCACGGCGAGACGGCATCGGTCGTCTTCCTGGACGAGTTCGCACGCCACCAGTGGGCTTCCGACTCGTACAAGGCGTTCATCCCGACGATGGCCGACGGCGGACAGCTCATCATCGTCTCGACCGCGAACGGCTACGGCAACCTCTTCTACGAGCTGTGGACGGAAGCGGCCGACCGCAACATCTCCTCGGTCTTCATCGGGGCCGACAAGCATCCGGGCCGAGACGAGGACTGGTTCAAGCGGATGCGGCGGACGCTCTCACCCGCCGACATGTCCGAGCAGTACCCGCTGAATGCGGCCGAGGCGTTTCTCGGCACATCGGGCTGCTGGTTCTCCACCGACGCCCTCGACAGCTACGCGAAGAAGGTGCGCGACGTGCTCTTCCGGGCGCGCTTCCTGCCGGAGGAGTCAGGGGCGAAGGCGACGCTGGACAAGAGCAAGGAAGGCTGGATCTGGGTGTACGACCTCCCGAACAAGTCGCGCGAGTACGCGATCTACGCCGACATCGCGACCGGGCGCGGCAAGGACTTCACCTGCGCCTTCGTCATCGACCTCTCGAACATGAATCTCGCGGCCGAGCTGCACGGGAAGATCGACCCTGACCTCACCGCCGAGCAGCTCCACTTCCTCGGGCGCTGGTATGCGACCGCGCGCATCGCCATCGAGATGGGTGGCGGCTTCGGCGAGCCGGTCGTGATCCTGCTCCGGGACGGCAAGCGTGGTCGCCGCCCCTACCCGAAGCTCTACCGGCACGTCCAGGACGACAGGCCGGACTACCGGCAGAACATCACCTACGGCTTCCCGATCACGACCAAGACCAGGCCGCTCATCATCTCGGCGCTGGAGATGGCGATTCGCGAGGAGTCGCTGCCGCACATCCCGATGAGCACGATCCTGGAGTGCAAGACCTTCGTGCGCCGGGACACGACGCCCTCGCCGCGAGCGGCCGAGGGGACGAACGACGACCGCGTGATGGCGCTCGCGGGCGCGCTAGAGATGTACCGCAGGTACGGAGAACATCCGCGCGATGTGCGATTGTCCCGGAGGAGAGAGAAGAAGGAGTATGTCGCTGATTACGCCTGGAGCTAGGAGGTCGCGATGTCGATGATGATGCCCCCCGACCCGAGCGCCGCTCCCGGCCTCGCGCCAGCGCCCGGAGGCGGCGGGGCACCGGGGCCGATGGACGCGCTCAACCAGGGGCCGGTGCCCGCAGGCCCGGGTGGAATGGGTGCGCTCATGGCCGCGCTCGGTGGCGGTGGTGGGGGTGGCCCTGGTGGCGGCCCCGGCCTCGGCCCCGGGCCGGATCCCGGACTTCAGGGCGGCCCCGACGACATCCCCGTCTCGCAGATGTCGCCGACCGATCACATCCAGGCTGCGATGCAGCACTTGATGATGGCGCTCGCCATCGAGCCGGACGAGCAGACCGGGCAGGGGATCGTCAAGGGCATGGGCGCTCTTCAGTCGATCCTCGGCGGCGCGCAGAAGAAGCAATCGCAACTGGCACAGCTCGGTGGCTAAGCAGGAAGGATCAGCCGCCCCTGCGCTGACGACGGATCCGTACGGCAGCCCGGACATCCACTTCCAGGACGAGCTGTCGATGGTGGTGGCTCAGCTCAACTCGGTCGAGCCGTTCCACATCAACTGGACGAAGAAGATCGAGCGCCGGTACAAGGCGTACCGGGGGATCGCCGAGCGCCGCAACTCGGACACGCAGACCTGGCGCTCGACGCTGACCACGCCCTACATCCTCCAGGTGCTCGAAGGGATGCTGGCGACACTGATCGACGCGCACCCGAAGTGGGAGGTTCAGCCCAAGCCACGCCCGGGCGACCAGCTCCAGGACATCCTCGGCCGCCAGCAGTCCACCAAGATCGCCTCGGCCGTGCTCCAGTGGTCGATGGACGACGACGACTTCCAGCTCAAGCAGCGCCCCTTCATGCAGCAGGACTTGATCGCCGGTCTGACCGTCGCCAAGGTCGTGTGGGCCTACGAGCGTTCGGATCAGACGATCCTGGTGCCGATGGAGGTCGAGGTTTCCGACGACTGGGGTTCCATCGTTGACCGCTACACGACGGCGGAAGAGAAGACCCAGAACGTCGTCCTGAAAGACGGCCCCTCGATGATCGTGCGCGACGTGCGTGACTTCTTCTGGCCCGAGGGCGCGAAGGGACTCGACGACGCGGCCTGGGTGATCGACCGGAGCTGGGAGACGTTCGACTCGCTGAAGGACAAGGAGAAGGCCGGACTCTTCGCCAACGTGGACAACCTGAAGGAAGCGCGCAACGCGCAGGCCCAGCAAGACCTGACCGAGCGCGAGCAGATGCTCTGGGCGCAGCAGCGGAACAAGAACCTGATCGAGGTTCTCGAATACTGGACGGACGACCGCGTGGTCACGGTCGGCGGTCGCAACACCGTTCTCGCCTCGCGCAAGAACCCTCTCCGCATCAAGCGCAAGCCCTTCGTCGTCTGCTCGGCGATGCCGGACGCCTTCCAGGTTCCAGGGATCAGCGTGGTCGAGTCCCTGGCGCAGATCCAGGAGTATCTGTGGACGCTCCAGAATCAACGCCTGGACGCGCTCAGGCTCCTGACCAACGTCATCACCCTGATCCGCTCGGACGTGGACGACCCCGACTCGTTCGAGTTCTACCCCGGCGCTCAGTGGATCGTGGAAGACCCGGGGCAGGTCGATCAGCTCAAGATCGACTCCACCGCAGCGCAGATCACGCTGGAAGCGGAGTCGCTGATGAAGGGCGACCTCCAGAACATCATGGGCGGACTCGCCTTCGCGGGCGGCACCGAGTCGGGCCTCTCGAACGCGCAGAACACCGCGACCGGCATGAGCATCGTGACCTCCATCGCGCAGCGCATCATCCAGGCGCGCAAGCAGCACTACATGTGGGCGTTCGCGAAGGTCGGGGAACTCTTCCTCGGGATGCTGGGGCAGATGCTTCGCCAGGAGCGGGTCATCCCGCAGGCGGGCGAGGGAGGCTCGACGCAGCTTCTCGTCATCCACCCCCTCCAGCTCCAGGGCGAGTTCGACGTGCAGATCAACGTCATGGACGAGTCGGCCGTCAAGCAGGAGAAGATGTCGGAGGCGATGGCGCTCGTGAACATGGCGGCGCAGCTCGTGCCGCTCGGGGTGCCGGTGAACATGCAGCCGTTCGTGGAAAGGGTGCTGGATGCGAACGGGATCCAGGACACGCAGAGCTACTTCAACACGCCCCCGCCCCCCCAGCCGGGGCAGCCCGCACCGCCCGGGATGCCGCAAGGCCCGGGCACCCCCCCTAGCCCGGAGACGATCCAGGGGCAGATGAACCCGGGGACGCCGCCCGTAGGCTCTACCGGGCAGACGAGCCTTCCGCTCGGGATGGGAATGGCCGGGCCGGGGGCTAACGGCCTCGCCTACACCCCCGAGCAGTTCGCCCAGCAGCAGCTCCAGGCTGTTCAGCAGCTCGGGAAGTGAGCGTCTCCGAGGAGACGCAGCGTGAGCTGAACCGCAGGGCCGACCGTCTCTCCTCTCTGCTCTCGACGACGGGCTGGAAAGAGCTGGAAGAGGAGGTCGAACGCAAGGTGGAGCGCCTGCGGAAGGTCGCGAGTGCGCTCGCGCTGGCCCCGGAGGGAGCAGATCAGCGTAAGCTCGACACGATCAGAGGCACTATCGCGGCGCTCAACTGGTTCGTCGGCGTTCCGCGAAGCGCGCAGGCCACCCTGGAGCGGTTCTTGAAGGAGCAGGGGATCGAGATGGAGGTCGAAGAGTGAGCGAAGCCATGAGCGAGAAGGAGTTTGCCCAGTTCTTGAGCGAGGAGGTCTTCTCGGGGCGGCCTCGCTCGGTCGGAGAGGCCCTCGCGGAGCCAGCGGATCCGACGCTGCCGCCCGCTCCCCCGGGAGAAGAGGAGGAAGAGGCCCCGATTGTCGTCCCGGACGAGCCGGGAGGAGAGCCGGAGCCAGAAGAAGAGCCTCCACTCGAAGCCCCGGAGCCGGTTTCCGAGGAAGAGCCGAAGGCGGAAGAGGAAGAAGAGGAAGAGGGCGAGGATGCGAACGTCGTCTGGGCGAAGAAGACGCTCGGAGACGACCCGGCAGCCTGGGCCAAGTCCGCGCGTGAGAAGGAACAGCACATCGGGCGACTCGCACGCGAGAAGCAGGAGGCCGAGCAGCTCGCGAACCAGTGGTATCAGTACGCGCAGTCCATCGAGCAGCAGGCGCAGACGCAGCAGCGCGCCGCGATGCCGCTCTCTACGCAGGAGGAGGCGTGGATCGAGCAGTCGTTGATGAATCCGCTGGAGTACGCGCGCGCTGCGGCCTTCAGCGGCAACATCACGCTCTTCAACGGTGTGCTCCGGCGCATCGCCGAGGAGAACGCGCTACTCGCGTCGCAGATCGGGACGCAGGTGCAGATGGATCTCGCGGGCGCAGCCGCCCAGCAGCAGAACGGGCAGGCTCCGCAGCCGCTCGACCAGGCACTCGGGGAATCCTTCGCTCGCCTCAACATCAACCTCGACGAGGCGGGGGCGAAGATGGCGCAGAAGATCGGTGAGCTGGGGGAACAGCATCCGTTCGTGCAGGCGATCCTGTACGGGGACGCGAGCCAGCGCGATCTCGGGGTGCAGGCGGTCTACGACCTCATGCGAACGGGGACGGTCACGCGCCGCAAGGTGCAAGACGACGAGCGCGATGCGCGTATCAAGCGCGAGGCCGAGCTGCGAAAGGAAGCGGCGGGTGTCGTCACCGGCTCACCGCACTCGCCGCCCCCGATTCAGCAGTCGGCCTTCATGGACGCGATGGAGGCCGAGTGGCGGCAGCGCGGACAGTGGAAAGACGAGGAGTCGTGAGCTAGGCTCAGGACAACTTCACTTCGGGCACGCGCGCAGCACCCGTAGGACGAAGCAGTAGGGCCACGCGGGAACCGCTTTGAGCGGCACTCCTCCAAGGGCCGGTAGATCACTCACCGATTCCAAGGAGTAGGCATGGCCGAGATCGCTGCCGGGAACTTTGTCGATACGCAGGAGATCGTCGCTGACGAGAAGATCATCGACATGGATCCCAAGATGCGTCTGCTCGATCCAGACCAGACGCAGTTCACGACCATGACCCAGCGGATGCCCTCCCGCCAGGCGACTCGCGAGAAGTTCAACTGGCTGGAGGAGTCGTACGTCTCCGACGTGTATACGGCGGCGGCGTACACAGCAGGCGCGACGACGATCACCCTCACGGGTGCGACCGACGCCTTCGCGCTCAAGCCGAACGACACCGTTCGCAACATGCGGACGGGCCAGGCGTTCCTCGTGACCGCCGTCAACACGGGCACGGGTGTCATCACCGTGACGCCGTTCGGAACCAACGCGGCCGGGAACGCAGGCGACAAGCTCGTGTTCACCGGCTCCGCGCATCCGCAGGGCGCACCGCTGCCCCAGCCGAA